GGGCTGTTCACGATGGTTCCGGAGGTCGTCAGGAAGATGTCGGCACCGGTACCGTTCGCGGAAGCACGGATACCCGCTCCGCTAAGAGATGTCGATAGAGCATAGATTCCTGCCACGCTGGTTCCCTGGGCCCTGAGGCCCGCAGTTCCAACGAGTAGCATTCCACTTCCGGTTGTCCCCGTTTGGCCATAGATACCATTTCCCGAACCGGAACCGACGCAATGGAAACCGTCGCCGTTCGTTGTTGAACAGGTCAGGGTCATGGCATTGCCGGTAGCGCCGGAACCCGAGGTAATTGTCAATCCGTCCGCCGCACCGTTGCCCGTCACGGTCATACCCGCCGAACCGCTATGCGTTGTCGAGATGACAAAGCCGACCCCCGAGCTGCTCGTGAAGGTAACGCCGCCATTCGCCGCGACCGCGCCGGTAAAGGTCGTCGTGCCCGAGACGAGGAGGTTATTGGTAATCGTGCAATGGTCGTTGGTGCCCGAAACAAACAGACCACCATCCCCTCCCGGAGCAACGGCAGGAATCGCCAATTTGAGCAGCGCCCCGATACTGCCCGACGTGCTGAAATCGCTTCCGGAAAGAAGGTCGGTCCAGACCGCCGTAGCATTCTGGGCCGCGGTCGGTGCGGTCGCGCCGGGAATCGAGTCGAACGGGAGAATCGCGAACGTTGTCGTGTTGTCGGGGTTCGTGGTCCAGGCGTCCACTGTCGCGACCTTCGTCGAGCCGACGTAGGCCGTAATGAATCGGGACTGCCCCGCACCCGTTCCGCCGGTGAGGAAAATGAGATCGTTGACATAGTAGGAATCGGTCGCCGAGGCTCCCGCATCGAGTGTAATCGAGGTCGAACCGCCGGCCTGGGCGGTATTGGAACGAATCGTCTGGAGCCCCGTATCCGCCGCGAACGACGCCCGTGTAATCCCCCCTGAGGCGATCGAACCAACTGAGCCCGTAACGTTGCCGCCAACGTTACCCGTAACCGAGGCCACGGCCGAAGCTGCTACCGCCGTTCCGATACTCGTCTTCTGGGTGGAAGTGAAATCGAAGGCGGAGTTGAACGCGAACGACGCGGAGTTCAGAGCGTATGCCCCACCGGTAACCTGCGTTTGCGTGAGAGTTGAGGTTCCGATAGTCGCGCCGGGATCATGACTCGCCAGCGTTCCGAGGTTTGTGGCAAGCGTTCCCGTCCAGGTCGCCGTCGAAAGCGCCGTCCAGGCGGGTGCCAGCGAAGTAAGCCCCGAACCCGTCGAACCGATCCGGGCGAACGAATCCCCCGTCTGCGGCGTGTTGCCGGTATAGGTCGTGAGCGTGCCGACAGTTGTTCCGGAGAGATTAACCGTTGTCGTCGGTGCGTTGACATGCCCCCAATCCACGCCGACATAACCAGCCGCACCCACCGAGGCGGTGAATAGGATGGATTCCACATCCACCATGCCTGCCGCTTCGATTGCGAATGTTGTTGTATTGTCGGGATTGGTAACCCATGCGGGTACGATTGTGGCAACCTTCGTTGAACCGACGTATCCCGTGCAAAGCCGATATTGGCCCGCACCCGTTCCACCTGTGAGATAGATTAGCGAGCCGCGATAGAAATTGTCGGTAGCCGATGCCGAGGCATCGAGGGTGATTGTCGTGGACGCGCCAGCCGCAGCCGTGTTCGAGCGGACGGACTGCAAACCGGAATCGGCGGTGAACGAGGCGCGGGAGATGCCCCCAGATGCAACCGAACCAACCGCCCCGGTCACCGATCCCACCGAACCCGTAACGCTCGACACCGTTCCCATATTCGAACCGACCAGTGCGATGCCCGAGGCCGCACCGGGAGCATTCCCCGAGGTATAGAGCGATTTCCCGATGGACGACGCGACCGTGAAATCGCCCGAGGTCGTATCCTGCCACACACCCGTAGCGATGGCCGCCGCCGTGAGTTGGTTGGTAACAGTTGTAACTGTGGGAATGGTGACACCCGTTTGCGTGGCCTGGAGGAGTACTTTGCCGGCGGATACCGAAAGCTGATCCGTGCCGGTTCCGCTCGTGAGCAACGAAGCATTCGTGGTACAAGCGGTATTCGGCAATGCTGACAACCCGAGGTGCACCGCGTCCTGAGGATCGTAGGCAACTACCATTCCCGCTATCAAATCGCATGGGTCAGCGGTTGCTGCGGTCGCATGGAGAGCGATCGGACCAAGCGTACCCGTATCCGTCGCATTGCCCGCCACCTTGTACCAGCCGTTTGCAATCTCGGAAACCGTACCCGATGGGGAAGCGAAAGAACCGCCCGCCTTGCTGATCGTCACGGTCGGCGAAAGACCGGTTGCGCCTGTGATATGATCGCTCGAGAGCGTCATGAAAAACAGGAGCGGCGCTTGCGTCGAGGATTGTTTGATCGGGTAGGACATTTAGTTCCTCGCCTGCAATTGCCGAGCGCCGGCGCGGCCGCCAATCCCGGATAGCGAAGTTCGAAAGTTAACGGAAGGCGGGGGCGGTGAGGTGACTTCCCAGCATCCAATCGTCGGTGTTGTAAGGCTCCGTGTCGTGCCGGAAATGTCAACGAGGATATTGCTGTTTGTTGCGCCGTTGTTCGGCAGCGCACCGCCGGACGCCGCCCGGAAATCGGTTGTCGTCGAAACGAACTGTGAGGCGAATGTCAAACTCGTTTGGTTCGCGCTTCCAACGGCGGTGGCGCTATCGGTCGCATTGTGGTTGCACGAGGCGAGACTAGCCGACCCGACACTAAGCGCCTTCGTTGCCGAGCCGCCGCCGAACATCGCCGTGTCAATAACCGTCGGGGTCACGTAGGGGTTGGCTGTGATCGGGCTGACGCCGCTTTTGGAGATTACGGTGCAGCCAATGACGTTCACTGTGCAGGCAATCGTGGCTAGCGGCGAAACCGTCGCCGAAGTTGCTACAAAGAGCGAGTTATACGCGATGAATGTATTACTAAAGTTACTTGAATTTACGCAAGAACGTCCCGTTGCTTTGCTTACAACTAAGCAATCCTTCATCGTGAGCGTAGCCGCTGCCGATGATGAGAAGTCGATTATGTCTGAGGCTGAGTTCGACGAGGCCTCGATTTGTAGGTTGTCAAATTCGCAGTTCGCAATTGCTGCCGCCGAAATTGCAATGGTGTACGCGCCGGTGCACCGGATGCCGACGCCCTTCGTTGCATCGTAGTTGAGTGGGTTGGTGCGAACCCCCGCATTATCTCGAAACGACGCACCTGCCGCCGTGGTGAGCCGAACGAATCGAGTCGCATCTGTCGTAATTCCGGAGAGTGTCAGTAGGGTGCTCGCCGAAGTGAACTCGCCCTGATTGAGGCATTGCCCTTCCCAGATTTCATCTGCGGTGACAAGATTCGCCGGGCACCCTGCTTTCCATGCGGCCAGCGAAGTGTAGTCAGGGGTGGTCGGCGAAGAGGTCGCCCCAATTGTTTTGACGACTGTAGTTGGCATTTCTACCTCACTACAGGTGCTTTAAGTGATGTGGCGGCTCGGAATGTTGCATGCTCAATATGCGCCTCTACGCTGGCGTCCCAGTGCCGATGAGGATCACGGATTACATCTGGCAAACCGAGGGCAACAACGTCAACAGTCATGCCGTGATCGCGCAATATCTGAGTGTGTCCGCGCGTCCTGAGTTCGCCGGCGCACAGGGAATCCGCTTCGTGTGAGTCCATGCCGGGCACGCGAACGATTCGCCAGTGGGGATGTTGCAGTTCATCCGTCCCCCACCGATGCCCGTCCGGAAACGCAGCGATTACGTCGCCGGCCGGCTGCGAGGTCGGTTTCACCGGATCGACCGTGACCTGGATGAGGAGTTCCACGCTCAATATCCCAAGCCGTCGCACTTATTGACATTGATGTTGAACGGGTAGCCGAAATTCGACCCGTCGTTGTCGTGATAGACCCCGGAATTCACAGTCGCGCCCGCTGTGACATACCCGAGTCCGCCATAGACCTTGCGGAATCTATCGAGATCTTGGCACGCAGCGAAAAGTGTTGATGCATCTCCTGATGACAGGGAATATGGGGCCGCTTGCAGACCGTTGATGCCGATGACATTTACGACATCGTTAGCAAACAAAAGGACTTGATGGTTGAGCAACAAATTCAGTTGCACGCCGAACGATTGAATCTCACTCAGGAGTTGGGCAAGAGTGATCTGATTGAGCATGATTAGACCTCAAAAATGGATTAGTCTCTCAATGGTACGCGGCAACGTTGCCGTGCGTGTATCGCTGGGTCCTTAGACCATCGAAATCGCGGTGCGAAAACACGCACAGCCATTCCGCGTTCGGTTCCAGGGCCTTGATCGTGTGTTTCTCGTTCGCCGGAACGTAGGCGGCCTCGCCGCGGTCGTACTCTTCTGGCAGCGAAGCGACCCAGACGCCATCGATCAGATTTTCGCGCGTAATACAGATGCGGCCGGCGAGCACAATCGTCGTGTGATCGTAGTTGTGCGTGTGGCCGTGCGATTCCTCGCAGATGGCGGCGAGATGGTGGCGATGGATACCGATGGGACCGACGATTTGGAAGCTGCTCATGCTCGCTTTCCCAGCCTAAATGTTAATACGCAGGTCGTTAGTTATGAGCTTGTTGCTCTTGTTGCCGAACTCCTTCCCGACCATTTTCGCTAGCCCCTTGCCTGCCACGGATTCAATGCCCTGTTGTGATGCACCACCACCGGCAAACCTTCCGCCCGCTCGTTGAACCGCGCCCGGTACTCCACCGGGAACTTGTCGAAACATGTCGGTGCCACCCACCGACACGGCAGCGTTAGCACATCGTCAACCCGCTGGCTCCAGTCGATAACTAGCCCATGCTCGTCGTAGGTTTCGCCCTCGGCATCCATCCACTGGAGCCGTTCGAGCTGGGCGGCCATTGCATCTACAGTGCCGCCGAACAGACACGATTGCCACGAGATGGCACCGGTGTTGCCGAGCCGCGCATGGTACTTCGGCGGCAGGTAGTTCTTCGGCCCCGTGCTGCCGAAGTGACGTACCGCCGTCAGCGGCTTCGTCCCGGCGATGTCCCGCGCCGTAAACGGTGCGACGATCTCGCAGTCGGCATCGATCCAGAATAGGTGCGTCGTCCGGCAATTATCGAATCCTCGGCGGAGGAATTCGAACTTCCGTGTCAGGTACCACAGTTCGTTGCGGTCGGTGCGGTGGAAGATGAACCGATGATCGGCCCCGAGGTGGCGGGTGGACGCCGTGAGCCGAGCCAGGTCGCCCTCATAGCCCGGCGTGGCGACCGATACCCAAGTGATTGTGGGATAAAGATTCATTGCGGATCGTAAGGGTCGCCCGACCACGGAATATAATGCGGTTCGTCAATCTTGACTGGTAGCATCAATTCGAGTTCGCAATCCGGACACCGGACATACACATCGGTTCCTTTCTCAGTTTGCGAAGGATTCCCCGACTCCCCCCGCAGCGTGAAGGCATATGCCCGCCTATGCAGACATGGGCCGTTCCACAGATATTTCAGGAATCGAATCACGGCTTTTTCTCCTCGTAAATAGGTTCCATGTGAGGAGCTCCGAATTTCTCGGGCCAATGAATGATTCCACTCTTGTAAAGGTCGCTCATGGTAAAAATGCTGATTGGGATAATGACGTAAATCATCAGCATCACCAAGCATCCGCCAGCCGATCTGTTTTCGTCGTTTTGCTTCTTCAGCTTAGATTCTAATTCGCCGATCCGATCGTAAAGGCCAGCAATCTGTTGTTCGGCTGTCATGCTTGCTCCAGAAACGGCGTGAAATTCTCCACCGCATCAGTCCCCCATCCCGCATCGCTCGTCAACAGGCTCAACGCCTTCACCTCGTAGACACACGAGCCGATCCACGATTCACACGAAAACCGCTCCTTACCCCGTCGCCTCCACCACTGTTCCCACGGCACTAATGCGCGGATGTGATCGGCGCGGGCGAGCCAGAAGTTGCCCGCGAAGTGCGGGCAGAGTTCGTTGCCGGCCCGGTGGCTGGGCATCCAGTTACAGCCGATGGCATCATAGGTGTTGAGGCCGGGCCAGTACTCGCGCCACTTGGCCACGAGGTGCCGCATCATCACACGCCGCCAGAGGCGCTTGCCATGGTTGTTCGGTGCCGAGACGCCTTTCGTATGCAGGTAGAGGATGGGGCGGTCGCTTTCGCTCGCCAGCCTGGCAATCTCGTTCATTGCCCCGGATTCATAGCTCTTGAGGTTCGAGGTTTCCGCGATGATCGTTGCCCGGACACCTCGGCTCGCGGATTCGGCAACCACCCACGCCCCAGGCCCGCCAGCAATAGAAACGCGAACCTCTTCAAGCCCGGCCTCTTTCAATGCGGCCAGCTGCTCGCAAACGACTTCCTGCCAGTCGCCCATCTGAGCGACGTGATAGACGACGTGCGGGGAATCGAAGGTGATCGGCGGCAGCGGAGCACGAGGTGCGCTCAGTTGTAATAGCGGTTGTTCGCTCGCATAATCCGAGCATTCACCGCAGAACCTCACGCCATCGACTTTCTTGCCCGGCGTGCAGGTGCCGTGCATCGAGCACGCGAGCAGTTTGAGGTTCACCGTCCCGCTGCACGACTTGCACTGCTTCATTTCGCCGGTCGGTGCGCCGAGGTGGATACACGGCGGCTTCGCGGTCGGCAGCTTCGCGACGTGACCGTTGGCACTCGACTTCATCGTCGTTGTGCCGGGCCGCGGTCGCTTCCGAAGCATCTGCCGGTATGCTTCGCATTCGGCCTCCGTCTTATCCGTGATCGTACCTTCCCACAGGGCGAGCGCCCGCCCTTCGAGTTCGTAGCCGAGTTCGTTAACATACTTCATCATGGCGGTGAATCGGTGACTTGGAATTCGTAGGTAACGGACGAGCCGTCCGGGCCGAAATCGCATCCGAGAACCTGGGCGCACGTAATCGTCGATGTCCCGTGCAGAAGGACGCCGGTGCAATTGCAGTCCAGCAGCGTCGATGTAACATTCGGCGGTGGCGGCGCGGTGCTCGGCCCGAGTCCGCTGGCAAAGAATGCATCAGTCGCACTTGTGCCAGTGACTGTGAATCCAAGACATCCTGCCGCGTGAGGGTTGCTGCCATCGCCCGCGATGTTGCACGAGAAGTTGATTCCTGGATAGGGCGGGAACCCGCAATCAGTGCGACTCGGCCCGCACCACTGTGGCTGAGCGTCCGTGTAGGAATCGCTTCGCGAGATCGCGAACACGTCGCCGAGCGTGAACCCCGCAGTCGCACCCCCAGTTGTCGAAACCGCGAGAATCTTGACATACACCGTAGTCGGCATCGTCTTGGCGCACATCGGGCATTCGCCGTTCGCGAGAATCGGATTGAGCGTAATCGACACCGGCCCGTCGCCGCTCACTTTTGTCATCACGTTCGACGAACAGCAATTCCATAGCCCGACAGTCTGTTGGTAAATCGAACCGCCGTGGTTTAATTGCCAGTTCCAATCGGCACCCGAACCCACGACATCGAGTAGC